TCCTGGCCAAGGACAAGTCAAATGTCAACTGGCAGCCGGGAGAGGCCTTCGGCCAGGCAATTACTCAGTTCCAGGGCATTCCGGTCCGCCGGGTGGATGCGCTGCTCAATAACGAAACCACAGTAGCATAAAAAACCGGGGCTCCCAAAGGAGCCCCTCAATAGAGGAGATTTTATCATGACAATAATGGACAACAAACTGGTGCTCAGTGATGCCCAGGCAGAAACCACGGTGGCGGAGCACGATTCAACCAATACGATTGATCTCGGCGATGCTATCCAAAAACCGGGCATAGGGACACCGCTCTGGCTGAATATTACGGTGAATGAGGCGGTTGTGGGAACTACGTCTAAGGTGACGTTTAAGGTGCAGGACAGTGCGGATGATAGTACTTTTGTCTCGATCTTTGAAACCCCTGCTATTGCCGAAGCGGTACTTGTTAAAGGACATGAAGTGCTCAGGATGCCCTTGCCCCACACGGTACGGCAATATCTCAAGATCGTCTATGAGATCACGGTAAATGTTCTTACCCTTGGTAAGTTCGACGCCTGGATCGATATGACCGGACAGATCACTCATTAACCGAAGATTCATAACATAGAAGGGGGGCCTCCGGGCTCCCCTCGAGGGAGGAATATCATGAAACAAATTAGGTGTATCCGGGATTGTTGGTGGCGGACCCGCCATTATCCAAGCGATCCTCCGTTCATGGTTGAGGATGATGTTAAAGTCCCCCGGCATTTTGAGGAGATGCCCGAAAAGCAAATAAAGCCCGAAGATATTGAAGAGCTTTCAGAAGATGTAGAATTTGAGGAGCCTACAGAAATTGAAGAAGCTGAAAAGGCGGAAAAGTCAAAAAAAGAAAAAGCCAGCGAGAAAAAGTAAGGTGAATCATGAGCTCGAATGTTGAAATTTGCAATATAGCCCTGTCCAGAATCGGGGACACGCTGATTACCGATCTAAATGAGAATTCCAAGCAGGCCCGGACCTGCAAATTGCTCTATGAGCCGGAAAGGGATCTCTTGCTTCATTCCCACTATTGGAATTTCGCCATGAAAAGGAAGAGCCTGGCCCAGCTTAGCGAGGTTCCCGATTTTGAATACGTCTATCAATACCAGCTCCCCACTGATTACCTGCGTGACAGGGAGCTCTACAACAGCACGGCCAATTACGTGATCGAGGGTGACAGGCTCCTCATCAACGAGGATGTTGTCTATCTGAAATACATTGCCCGGATCACGGACCCTAATAAGTTCAATCCGGCTTTCCTGATTTGCCTTGCCCTCAAGCTGGCCGCGGAGCTTTCTATTAGGCTGGCTGACAGCAAGACACTCAAAAATCTGATTTTAAAGGAATATCTTATCCAGATCAAACAGGCCTACCGGCTGAATGCGATCGAGGGCAATCCACCGGAAGATACGCACGAAACCGATTGGCAGGCAGCAGGGAGGTAAGGTGTGGCCAAGGCGCATCCGATATGGACTAACTTCACGGGCGGAGAATTTTCTCCTCTGCTCGAAGGCAGGATAGATCTCAACAAATATTTCAATGCCGGCCGGATTCTCAAGAACATGGTTGTCCATCCGCATGGACCTGCTTCAAACAGATCCGGCTTTCGCTATATAGCGACTACCAAGGACAGTTTAAAAAAATCCCGCCTTATCCCCTTTGAATTCTCGATCGTCCAGGCCTATATGCTGGAATTCGGCCATGAATATATCAGGTTCTACATGGATCAGGGACAGATTGTTCATACTCTGGAGACTGTTAATGCCTGGAATGATTCAACGGAATACGACCCTTATGATTATGTAAAACATGATAGCGTTATTTATCGCTGTATTCTGACCCATACCAATCAAGAGCCTCCCAATGCAACCTATTGGGTAGTCACTGATATTTATGAAATTGCCTCTCCCTACCAAGAGAGTGAGTTGTTTGAGATCAAATACGCCCAATCTGCCGATGTAATGTGGCTCACCCATCCGAACCATAAGCCGAGAAAATTATCCAGAACGGCACATACTAATTGGACCTTGACCGAAGTGGATTTCATCGATGGGCCGTATGAACCCTCATCCGGCGAAGAGCAGGCAACCCTGGGGAACGACCTGGTTATCAATGGACCTTTTAATACGGATGACTATTGGACGAAAGGAACCGGATGGTCGATCACCGGCGGAAAAGCCGTTGGAGTTCCCGGATCGGAAAGCGATATTTATCAATCTATCTCAGTCACGCAGGACGAAGATTATGAAGTCGTGGTCACATTGTCCGATAGAACGGATGGAACGATTACACCGAAGGTTGGAGGCACAGAGGGACTTTCCCGTAACAAAAATGGGCCATACACGGAAAGGATAACGTGCGGGGCGGGCGCGGCGACTATTGCATTTGAGAAATCGTCGGATTTTAATGGCAAGATCGACGATGTCTCGGTAAAAAAAGTCACCTACAACAACGAGAATAATCTGAAGCCGAGCGGCGTTACAGGAAGCGTCACTATCGAAGCCGATCTCAACATTTTCAAAGCAACCGATGAGGGCAGACTGTTGAGATGGCAGGCCGACGATACAAACTGGTATTGGTTTGAAATTACGACCTATGCAAATCCAAAAAATGTAACTGCCACGGTAAAAGGCAATGACCTGCCGAATACAAACAAATCCAGCCCCTTCCGATTAGGGACATGGTGTGAGGAATTAGGATATCCCTCTTGCGTTGCGTTCTATGAAGAGCGGTTAGGTTTTGCCGGATCCAAGGGCTATCCTCAGACGGTCTGGCTATCGGCCTCCGGCGATTATGACGGGTTTACTCCCGGGGTGAGCGACGCCGATCCCATCACGTATGCTCTGGCTGCCGACCAGGTAAATGCAATCCGCTGGATGAGTCCGGGTAAGCGGTTATTGATCGGAACCGTAGGTGGTGAATGGAATTTAGGATCGTCCGGCTTGGATGATCCGCTTACACCGACCAATACCAGGGTAGTCCGGGAAACTGCTCATGGGAGCAAAAACATTCATGCTGTTCGTGTCGGGCATGTAGTTCTGTTTGTTCAAAAAGCCGGAAAGAAAGTCAGGGAATTAACCTACAAACTTGAGGTTGATAGTTATGTGGCTCCGGACATGACCTTGCTGGCAAACCATATCACCAAGCCCCAGATCAATGATATGTCCTATCATCAAGAGCCGTTTTCTATTGTGTGGTGTGTGCGAAGCGACGGCGTTCTGCTTGGATTGACGTATCTGAGGGAACAGGAGGTCGTGGCCTGGCACAGGCATACAACCGATGGGGAATTCGAGAGCGTGGCGGTCATTCCGGGAACCCAGGAAGATGAGCTCTGGGCCGTGGTAAAAAGAACGATCGGCGCAGCGACAAAACGCTATGTGGAGATGCTCGAATCCCCGTTCGACGATACGGACACGAAAAGCGCATTTTTCGTGGATAGCGGTATTTCCTATGATGGTGCCCCTACTACCACGATAGGCGGCCTCAATCATCTCGAAGGCAAAGAAGTGACCGTTTTGGCCGATGGCGCCACGCATCCGAATAAAACCGTTTCAGGCAACGGCATTACTCTTGATAGAGAGGCAAGTAAGGTACATGTGGGCCTCGGATATAGGTCCGTCTTGCAGACCATGAGACTTGAAGCCGGAGCTATCGATGGAACGGCACAGGGAAGAATAAAGCGTATTTCCAAGGTGATTGCACGATTCTACAAGACGCTGGGCTGCAAGATCGGTCCCGATGAAAATACCCTGGATACGATCTTTTTCCGCGATTCCTCGATGCCCATGGATGTCCCCCCGGATCTTTTCACCGGAGACAAGGAGCTGGATTACCCGGAAGGGTATGAGACCGATGCGCACATAACGGTTGTTCAAGACCTTCCGTTACCTTTAACGGTCGTGGCCTTGATGCCACAGATAAGAACCACCGATGATTAGAAGGAAAAAATTGAGGAATTTCGAATTGAGGAATTGCGAATTCCTAAATCCCTCAATTCCTAAATTCATAATCCATAAGGAGTAAAATATGGAATGGTTAATTCTCGCCATGATGATAGGCGGCACCGCAATGACAGCCTACGGCCACTATCAGACGGCTCAAACGCAAAAAAAATGGGCCGATTACAACGCAGCTATTTCCCGGTATGAATCGCAGATACGCGAAGAAAAAATGAAAAAGCAAAAACTGCAGATCCTCTCCAGCCAGAGGGCGGCGTATGCTGCCGCCGGTGTGCAACTGAAAGGGACCCCGCTGGAGGTCATGGACCAAACTGCCAGGGACATAGAGCGCGATATAAGCCTGGCCCGGTACGGCTCCCAAATCGAAGCTGAAAGGTATCGGATAAAAGGCAAGGAAGCAAAGAGGGCCGGCATGTGGAAGGCTGGAACGAGCTTACTGACCGGCGGTGCTGAAGCGGGATACATGGGATACAACCTTGGGAAGTTCAGGAAAGGATAACCTGGAGTAGAAAAATGCCACGAATTCCCACATATCAAACAAAACCGGTGAGCTTGCCAAGGGCTCCGATCTCCAAAGGCGCTCAGGTCCCCGAGATTATCGGCGCCGGATTGACGCAAACCGGCAGAATCCTGGGCCTTGTCGCTGAAAAGATGCAGCAGGCACGTCAATTTACGGAGCTGTCCAATGCCGAGATTGAGGTCATGCAGAAAAACGCGGAATTTGTCGCCGGTCTGGAGACCAGGAATGATTTTGAGGCCTTTGTACCGGAGCATAAAAAATTCTTTGAGGACCTGCATGGCGAATACCAGAAATCCACTACCGATAGCGAAGTCTGGCGAAGATTAGAGCCTTATATCAAGCGAACTGCCGTTCAATCAGAAATTAAAGTCAAAGGCCTTTACCGGAAAAAGCTCATCGACCAGGGCAGATCCGATTATTTCAATAACGAAATGACCCTACGGCGATTACTGAATCAAGCTGACGAGAACCAGCAACGCGAAATCGTCAATACTTTCCAGATCCATACGGCCGGGGCTCAGGTAGCTGGCTACATCAAGTCGGAAGAAGCAAAAAGGCTGATAGAAAAGTTTAGTGCCGATTCCGAAGAAATCAAGGTCAAACGCGAAAAAACAATGCTATGGACTGAAGCATTAAACCGATTGCGAACCATTGGATTTGAAGAGGCAGTAAAGTTTATTAATGAATCGAAACTACCATCGGCTGATAAAAACTCCATGGGCACGGCACTCAACAGGGAGGAAACAGAACGATTGGCAGGGGAAAAAGAGAAAGAAGAGGCGATCACCGAGACCTGGCAAAACGAAGCCCTTGTCAAGCTGCATGAAGGAAAACTGAAGTTTCAGGATATTATGCTCTCTCCGTTGACCACCGGAAGAAAAGAACACTGGATAGGCTTAGTTGATACACAAAAGAAGGCAAAGCTCAAGGCCAAAGAAGATACAATAGGCAAATCAGATCCGGAATTCTATATGACCATGCTGAAACAAGGCTATGCAGGCGAAATCGGCTTAAATGTTCCCATAAGCTATATCGGCAAAGGCCTCAGTGCCAAGGATGCCGAACACATCAGGGCGGTTATTCAAAAACGGAAAGATAAGGCAGATCAGCATGAAGCGGAGCTCATGGATCTGGCTACAACAACCGGATCTAACATGGTTATCAAGGGCAACCTCTTCACCGGCTTTGACGCAGGGGAGATCAGGGACGCCTATCTCTTTGAACATGCCCTCAGAGAGAGACTTGAAGATGAAAAAGATCGGACGAAACGGCTTAATATGCTGACTCCCGGTACACCGGAGTATGTTGTCGATAAAGTCCTTGCACCGTACCTCAAAAAGCCTATCACCCGGCTGAGAGAAACAGCGGATAAAATCAGGGAAAAAACTAAACCGGAGAAGATCGAGGGCGAAATACCAAAACGCAAGAAGGGGGAGACTATCGAGGAGTATTTAAAGCGCACCGGTCAAAGATGAAGGTCTTTATCATCCGGCTTATAAAAAAAATGATAATAAATCAGGAAGACCAAAAGAAGGATGAAAAAGATCCCGGAGATATAGAGACAAATCTTGTAAACCAATAGACCCATAAAATTTTGATACTTTTTATCAAACAGGAAGTCAATTTTTTTATGAACATCGAACAACTTAAAGAAGCCGAATTTAACGACATTGAAATCAACGCCTGGATGCAGAAAAAGAGGAGTCTGCTTTCCGAAGCCGGTTTCAGTGGTAAAGAGATCGATGAGTATTTCGGAATCAAGTCCTTTGACCGGAAAGCTTTAACCGATGAGCTCACCAATATCTTCCAGTTAGAACTTGAGTATTTACCTGAAAAAGAGGAACCGCCTGAAGAACTCAAAGAAAGCGAAAAACCGAAAAGAAAGGAACCGGGAATTTATCCGGAAAAAGAGCCTTCCTGGATCCAGAAGTTTGTAAGGATCTTTGAGCCTGCATGGGAAGAAAAACGGGCACGGGCAACCTTGGCAGTCGAAGCCGCAGAAAAGACAGGCAGACGGCCCTATGAATTCGAGCCCACAACAGAAGAGGTTATCAGCAAGGGATTCAAGGCATCGGTCACAGGACTGCTTGCAACGGGCAAAGTACCGGAACCCCTGCCCGAAAGCGCGGAAAAATATATGACGCCGGCGCAGCGGATTCTCATGCAGGGATCGACCTTGCTCGGGGATCTGCCCTTTATGACCATGGGAGGCCTCATCGGCGCAGGGGGAGGACCGGTGACCGCAGTAGGGGGAGTATTCGCCCTGCCTGCAGGACTCCGCAAGGTTCTTATGGATAAATACGAGAAGGGAGAGATCCATTCCTTTTCCGAATTCTGGAAGAGGCTTACCGATGCTGTTTGGGAAACGGCCAAAGCTGAGATCATAGGCATGGCCACCGGAGCCGTAGGCGTAAGAGTGCCGGGACTCGGGAGAGTACCCGCTGAAGTGGTGACAATGGTTACAGTGGGGGATGCGCTCGAGGGACAGATCCCGGAGCCCCGGGAATTCATTGACGGAGCTATTCTGATCGGTGGAATGCGCTTTAGTACCCATATCGCCGGGAAGCTCAGAAATATTTACTGGCGATCAGGGAAGAAACCCGCTGAGGTAATCGAGGATATCAAGGAAGATCCTTCGATCAAGGAAGATTTGTTCAGTGATAATAAGGACGTCCCGGATAAATATAAAGCTCCAGAAAAACCAAAACTTAAAAGAAGGTTTGATATAGGTAAAGACACCTATGAGATGAAAGTAGGTGATGAGATTAAAATTGTGAAATTTACTCCTAAAGGGGTAGAGGAGGTTAAGGAATTCCCGGATAAATATAAAAAACCGGAACCGGCAAAGATTGAAATACCTGAGAAACCGAAGATAGAACTAAAACCTCCGATTGAAGAACCTGCCCCGGAACTGAAAGTCTCACCCGAGGACCAAAAACTTATAGGCAAATTCCGTGAGGCCGCTGAGAAGCTGACAAGCCAAATCAAGGAGAAAAGAGAACCGGCGATTTCAAAGCAAGCCCTAACGGCCCGACGTGCCCGGATTGCCGAGAGCATGGCCGCTGATGCGGATCGATTAGAACAGACCCAGAACGTCATGAACGGCATTGCCGATGCGATTGAAAACAGAACCTTGCCGGAAAGTCTCAAAGGAGTTACCAACAAGGCGCAAATCGAGACATTGATAGATTTTCGGGGTAACGTCTACCCTGATATCAATGCGCTCAATGATTGGATCGCTACACAGGCAAAACGGCTCAAATCAGCCAATATAAACAAACTGGAGGAATTGAAACAAGCCCAGGCCGATATTCAGGCATTTATCAAAGGTCCTTCCGAGGAAGTTTTGAGAGAAAAGGCACTCAAGGCAAAAGAGGCTGAATTTATCGGTAGGAAAATTCCCGGATTTTTCCCTACACCCGAGCCGGTCGGAAAAATGATGGTGGACCTGGCAGGAATAGAACCCCAAAGCACGGTCTTGGAGCCCTCCGCCGGCATGGGGAATCTTGCCGAGGTGATCCGTGGCGCTCATCCTGAAGCTCCTCTGTCCGTACTCGAGTGGAATTATTCTCTCCGGAAACTCCTGAACCTCAAAAAATTCAAGGTGATCGGTGACGATTTCTTGAAGCATGAAGGCAAATATGACCGGATCGTACAGAATCCCCCGTTTGAAAAGGGCCAGGATGTCGATCATGTCTATCATGCTTACGAGCATTTGAATCCGGGAGGCAGACTGATCTCCGTCATGAGCGAGGGGCCTTTCTTTAAAACGGATAAGAAATCAGAGGCATTCAGGAAATGGTTCGAGGAAAGAAAGGGAACGACTTACGAGCTGGAAGGGGCCTTTAAAGGCGCTGAATCCTTCCGGCAGACCGGAGTAAAAAGCCGGATCGTGATGCTCGACAAGCCAGTGGAGAAGGTAGAGAAAGTGCCTAAAAAACCGGAACCGAAAATTACCGGCAAGCCAGGCGCGATCCTGAGCGATAAAGCAGGACTCCTGAAAGAGATCGATGAGGCGATCAAGAAGGTACCGGAGGAAGCAACAGAAATAGAATGGATCAAATTTAAGATTGATGGGGCTACGGCAAGGATCGCACCATGGAAAGACGCTTTGAAAGAATTCAGGCGGAGGATTCAAAAGACGCCTGAGAAAGAGAAGATAGTTCTCACGCCCGCCCTGCGAAAAGCGCCGGCGAAACCATCTCCGGTAGCGGCAAAACGAGAGCATATTGAAGAATTAATAAAACTTGAAAATGCTCCTGGTTGGTTTTCTGATGGTAATATTCTCATCAAAGGGGAACTACCAAAAAACAAAAAATTCACTGAATTTCCCGAATTCGATCCAAAGGATGTATTCAAACAAATGGACTATGATCGCACCATAGCAACTGAACGTTTATATTACTATTCCACCGATATTGAAGCCCTTGATTATGTTGTATCTAAAGAACCGGTTGCTCGATTGAGCGATATTTATAGTTCCGGTGTGATTTTTAAGTGCGGAGACAAGTACACCGCCTATATGCAAGATAAATTCAATGTTGTCCGAAATCGTTTTCCTGACGCTGAATATAAAGTCAATCCCGAGGATGGGATGTTAGTTGCGTATAAAGATCAAAAGCCAGTTGCAGGCCTAATGCCTTTCAAACCCTTGGAAGAAACAAAAGGTCCCCTCTATGATGAGCCACCTTTAAAAGCAGAGGCCGAAGGGTATGGCTTTTTATCAACCGATACCGCGCCAATGGCCTTTGCCCCCGAGAAAGGATTCAGGCGCAAGCCGGAACCCCCTGGTGAGATCGAAAAACCGATCAGGCGATCCGATATTGTCAATTTTCTCAAGGAAAAGCTGGATGTGCCTATCAGGACCGGGCGCTTTTGGGGAGCCGGCAGGCGATATCTCGGCATCTTCAAGCTCAAAGAAGAAGTAGTCCGCACCAAGTTTGCCAATGACATTGAGACTATCTGCCATGAGGCCGGCCATGGTCTTCAAAAGTTTCTCTGGCCGCAGGCAATTACACGGCAAGGTCTTTCCTCAAAACCCCTTGAGCCCTGGAGAAAAGAACTCCTGGCCATAGCCACAAAACCCCGGGGCGGACAGGCAAAACTCCCTGAAGGATTCGCGGAGTTTATCAGGCTTTACGTCACGAATGAGAAGCAGGCCCTGGAAAAGGCACCCGAATTCTATAAGGCGTTTGAAGCCATGCTCGGCGAGAAATCCCCGGAAGCAAAGGAGATTCTGCTTGAAACCCGGAAAGAGTTTGAGAAATGGATCAAGCAACCGGCAGAGATGCGTGTGCTTTCGCAGGTCTCCGTCGGTGCCAGGGAAAAAAGACTCCCCAGCTGGCCGGATCTCTATACCGCTGCGGTAGACGATCTCCATTTCCTCAAGCGGGTTGTCGAAGCAATGACCAAGGGCGAGAAGATCTCCGCTGAGAAAGATCCCTACAAGCTGGTCCGGCTTATGCGCGGCTGGCATGGCAGGGCAGAACATTTCCTGGAGCATAGCCCTTATTTATTCAAGACCTATGAGAACGTCGGCAAGCCGTTGAGGGCAATCCTTGAGCCTGTCAAAGATAATCTGGACGAGTTTCGCGCCTTTATCGTTTCCAAGAGGGCCATAGAGCTCCACAAGCGAGGCATTGAAACCGGTGTTTTGATCGAGGACGCTGAATTTGTTGTCAATAAATATGACCCTGTCTATGGAGAGATCTTCAAGGATCTCATCAAATACCAGGATGCTACGCTTGCCTATCTGGTCGATAGCGGCCTGGTCAGCACAAAGACCGCCATTAAAATGAAGCAACTGAACCGTGATTACGTGCCTTTTTACCGGGTTATGGAAACGGACAGAAGCAGAGGAACCGGTGTCGGCCTGCAGGCGCGGCAACCGATAAAACGGATCAAGGGCTCATGGAGAGATATTCAGGATCCCCTCGAATCGATCATCAAGAATACCTATCTCTACATCAACCTGGCTGAGAAGAACGCAGTTGGAAGGGCCTTAGTAAACTTAGCTGAGAGTACCGAGGGGATGGGAAAATATGTTGAGCGAATTCCCGAGCCTAAGCAAGTAATCAAGATCAGGGAGCCGGAGCTGTGGGGCCTCCTGCAAAAATACGGCAAATGGGTAGAAACATCTAAATACAAGGAACTGAAGCGTGAGATAGAGGAAAAGGTAAAGATCGGTGAAGGGGAAGAATTAAAACCCCTTGATAAAGTAGAAGAGAGGGTTCGTGAAGCTCTCACAACCAGAGGGTTTTCCAAGGGCGAGACCAGCCAGATCATCGAGCGTTTGAAAGGGGCAAAGACTTCAGAAGCGAAAAGTAAGATCATAGAAAGGACGATTGAGAAAGTCGCAGTCATAGAAACTACAAAAGAATTTGGCCTGGATCTTCCCGAGGGCGTGGCTGAGATCTTTCGTCCCTCTGCCTTTATGCCCAAAGATAATGTAATCGCTGTCTGGAGAGCCGGGAAAAGAACCCTTTACCAGGTGCATCCCGACGTGGCCAAAACCATGCTTGCCCTGGACCGGGAAAGTGTCAATCTTTTGATACGAATCCTGGGTATGCCTGCAAGCTGGCTGAGGGCCGGTGCTACCCTTACCCCTGAGTTTATCGCACGAAACCCCTTTCGTGATCAGTTTTCAGCCTTTGCCTATTCCAAGTATAACTTTGCTCCCGGCTATGACCTGGCCAAAGGCGTATTTTCCCTGGCCAAGAAAGATGAGGCTTACTGGCAATGGAAAAAAGGGGGAGGCCTGCGGTCGATGCTGGTATCCATGGACCGGAAATATCTGCAAAAGAACCTCGGCCAGGTACTTCAAAAAACTCCGGTGCGAAACATCATTAAGAATCCTATCGAGGCACTCAGGATCCTGAGCGAGATTATGGAGGCAGGGACCAGGTTAGGCGAATTCAAGAAAGGAATAAAGAAAGAAGGAGTCACTAAGACAGGAATGCTCGAGGCCGCGTATGCCAGTCGGGAAGTGACCCTGGATTTTGCCAGGGTAGGCGCGAAAACAAGGGCGGTCAATATCCTTATCGCCTTTTGGAATGCCAATGTGCAGGGTATAGATAAGATGAGGCGGACCTTCATAGAGCAACCTGCAATGACCACGGCCAAGGTAGCGGCTGGAATAACCTTGCCCTCAGTCATTCTTACCATTGTCAATCGGCAGGATGAGCGCTGGAAGGAAATACCGCAATGGCAAAAGGATCTTTTCTGGATCGTCATGACCGAAAATCATATCTGGAGAATTCCCAAACCCTTTGAACTTGGTATTCTTTTCGGCACCGTCCCTGAAAGAATCACCGAATACATTCTTGATCAGGATCCCCATGCCTTCGACGGAACCATTCAGGCAATAGTCCGGGGCGCCTCTCCCGGCATGATCCCCACAGTAGCGATCCCATGGATGGAGAATTGGGCGAATAGAAGCCTTTTCCTTGACAGGCCTATAGTACCCGCAGCCAGAGAAAAGGTGCTCCCTGAATACCAGTATAAGCCATATACAACGGAAGTAGCGAAGCTTATAGGAAGGACGCTCGGCGAATTGCCTGCCCTGGAAAAAAGCCCTTTTATCTCTCCTGCCCGGATAGAAAATCTCATCAGGGGATGGTCCGGAGGCCTGGGTATTCATATCCTGAAAGTAGCTGACGAGGCACTACGTAGAACGGGCATAGTACCTGAGACAATCAAACCGGCCCGCACGTGGGCCGATATTCCTTTAATAAAGGGATTCGCTGTCCGGCATCCGTCCGGCCAGGCCGAGAGCATCAAGAAGTTCTATGACAATTACCAGGATATCGAGCAGATCATTGCAACGATCAAGACCCTGAGCAAGAAAGAGTTAAAGTATGAAGAGGCTATCGGCATTCTGGAAGAGAACGCGGAGCAAGTCGCTATCAGATTGACAGGGATCTATAAGGGACTCTCAAATGCTCAAAAGACAATCTCTTTTATTTATGAAAATCCCGAGATCTCCCCAGATGAAAAACGGCAGCTTATCGATCTGATTTATTATCAGATGATCGATATGGCCAGGGGCGGGAATGACATCGTTGAGCAAGTAAAGAAAATGGCCAAAGAAAAATGAACGGATTTATGAAAGAATTAATTGTAATTCCCATCGTTGGCGCCTGGATAGCCTCCTTTGAGGTAAGATTGAGGAATAAGGTCGGTCGCAAGGAATTTGAACTTATCGTAGCCCAGGGGATACGATTGGAAAGTCATATATGGGATATCATGAAGGCCCAAAAAATCAAACCTACGATAGAGCCTCCGGATGAAATAAAAAACAATAGTATGGAGATAAAATCATGACTGTATCATCAACAACCAATAGGATTTCCTATAGTTGCAATGGATGGCAAAAGGAGTTTCCGTTCAATTTCAAGATTTTCGCCAAAACGGACCTTATCGTGATTCTATGTGATTCCGAGGGAAAGGAAACCACATTGACATTGACAACGGATTACACCGTGAGCGCGGGCCTCTGGCCGACCGGTGGGACCGTCACCACTGTCAAGGCGTATGCGGAGGAAAATACGCTTGTGATAATCAGGGAAATGCCGCCGACCCAGGATGTGGATTACGTGGAAAATGATTCCTTTCCTGCTGAAACACATGAAGAAGGGCTGGACCGGGGCGTGATGCTGATTCAAGAAATTATCGAAAAATTGGGCCGAATGCTCATTCTTGCGAAAAGCTCCAGCTATTTCGATCTGAGCTTGCCTGACCCGGTGGCCAGCAAACTCCTTGCATGGAAAGACGATCTCAGCGGGATAAAGAACGTAGAGCTCAAGAGCCATGGGGACCTCTCCGTCACCGATTATATAAAGACTCTGCTCGATGATGAGAATGCTTCGGCTGCCCTGACGACTTTGGGTGTAACTACTTTCATTAAGACACTATTGGATGATGAGGATGCAGCTACAGCAAGAGCTACACTTGGAGTCCCTATTCTTTCTCTCAACCAGAAAGTTATCGAGATTGGGGATTGGAACATGGACATTACTGTAAATGTTCAAATAGGCCATGGTTTAACACGAGATAAGATACGACAAATCTCTATTCTCATTAGAGATGATGATGGTAACGATTATTATCCCTTAGATTATAACGATCAAGTTAATCCAAATGACGGAGGATTTTATATCAACCAGACTTATGTTCAATTGTTTAGGAGAGTTAACGGTATATTTGACCATATTGATTTTGATGCAACTTCTTACAACCGAGGTTGGATAACAATTTGGTATGTAATTTAATAATAGTTTCTAATATGACAGGAAAATAAAAAAACCTCATGACCATATCATCAACAACAAATAGGATTACTTACAATTGCAATGGATCTCAGAAGGAATTTCCCTTCAACTTCAAGATCCTTGAAGAAGAAAATCTCGTTGTCATTTTGAAAGATCCGAACAACACGGAAACCATTCTGGTCCAGAATACCGATTACAGCGTAAGCGAGGAACCGTGGGAAACGGGAGGCTCGATAACCACCTTGGATGAAGATGCCTATGCCTCTGGCTACACTTTAACCATCATACGGCAATTAGATCTCGTTCAAGGCGCGGATTATCTTGAGGGCGATGCTTTCCCCGCTGAAACGCACGAAAAACAGCTTGATAGACTCATGATGATCGCGCAGCAACTTTTGGAAAAATTGAACAGGACACTTTTCCTGAAAATTACCTCTGAGTTTAAAGACCTTACCCTTCCGAGTCCCGTAGCAGGACAATATCTCCGATGGAAAGCGGATTTGAAAGGCCTGGAGAATATAGCAAGCGGTGATTTCGGCGATGTGCCTAATTGCTATGGCAAGACAATGACAGAGAACGAGACCTTCACATATCCTGGGGGCAATCATCTAAGATGTTTCCTGGATCCCGGAGGCGCAAACAGGAATTTCAATCCGTCCGGGAGTTTTCCGAGCGGATTCAAGATCGAAATTGTCAATAAAGGGGAAGAGATCATAACGTTCGATTCCGCCGTGTCTGCCCAGAATATCGCCCCGGGCCAACTCGGTACATTCATTTGGGACGGATCTATTTGGTATTAAAATATAGGAGGTAAAAAATGACAAAAGCATTCGAGGACGATAATGGCAACAAATCGTCTATGCGGCTGATATGGGCTGTCTGCGTGCTCACTATCATGGCTGTATGGGCTGTCGTCTGCATAAGAAACAACCAGCTTTTTTCTTTTGAGTTGGGCGACGCCGCTCTGATGACAGGTCTTTTCAGCGGTAAAGTAGCCCAGAAATATTTAGAAAGAAAGAATGGTTCGATAAACGGTTCTCTGCCGAAAGGCTGATCGACAGGTCAAAGTCGAAGGACGGCAAATAATAAATAATAATTAGGGCCCGGCTGAAGTTATAGCTAAACCAAGGCCGGCGCAAGAAACAAAAGGGCAGCAGGTAAGTGCTTACCCACTTATCTCGCTGCCCTTTTTGTTTGCCTTAAAACTCGCCTGCCCTCGTATGCAGGTAGAAAGGAGTATTATGAGAAGAGTATATATCCTGGTAAGTATTCTAATCCTTAGTTGTTTGTTCGTATTCGGGCAACCTTTGCAGCATGTCTATACAGACAAAGTTGAAGCCTTTGTAGCAAGCCAGGTTGGCATAGAATATGTCGTGGATGGTTCAGAAGCAGACCAGGGAGCAACAGGCAATCGCAAGTCGATCAAGGCGTATGTGGACGCAATAGGTACCTCCAGGAAAGCCACGATAAAATGCCTGCATACCAGTATTAATAATGAAACAACTTACACTCTCACAACCAGTGAAACCATCACGTCCAACATAACCCTTAAAATGGAAAATGGAGCGATTCTTGATGGTCCAGGAACCCTCACAATCAATGGGCCTTTTGAGCATGGCTTAACACAATGTTTTGATGACGATTTTATTCCTGTTTTTGGAGATGGAGCGGTTAAAGAAGTATATCCCGAATGGTGGGGCATAGATGGGACGGCAGACGAGGTACAAATCAATAAGGCTATCACAGCAGCAGCAAATATAAAATGTGTTGAACTTCAAGCTAAAACTTATACATGCGCTGCACCTATTGTAATATCTGCTGAAATGACCCTTACATGCAAATCTGGTCGAGCTGCCGTTACAAATGCCACCACAAATACAGTAATTCAAGTAATCAGTACTTTAGGTACTTCAAAAGATCTTTCAGCCAATGCAGATAGTTTTCAATCGGATATTGTTCTTGAGGCTGGCGGAGGCGCAAGTTACGCAGCAGATGAATGGATAATAATTCAAGATGATGATGATTGGGAGTATGGGCAAATAGATAGTATTGCCGCCGATACCCTGACAATGAAGAAAAAGTTGAGCCACACTTACGAAACTACCGATGCGGTTCATTCAGTTACAAAAGTTCCATTTATTGAGAACATCAGACTTGAAAATATGGTCCTTGATAATGGTAATTACGCTATGGCAGTAAAAATGTATAGTGTAAAAGATTTTGTAATTAGCAATGTAAAAGTTCAAAATATGCCGACTACTGCTGCCTCTGATATGTATTCTTTTTACCTCAGGTATTGTTACAGGGGAAATATAATAAACTGCAAAAGCATCAAGGGAAGTTATACCCCTTTCTATGCTTCATATTATTGTTTTGATGTCAACTTTTATGGTTGCTATGCAGAAGGCTACGATGGTTTCGCGTATAAAGCAATGACCTCTACAGGAATACATTTTATAAGCTGTGATGCTGAAAATGGAGGATATAGGGCTTTCATCCTTGATGCTGGAACTACGCATTCTTCAATAATTGGCGGTTCAGCGCAGGGCATGAGATTAGATGCCCCGCTTGGTGGAAGTGGGATTGTTATACAGGGTGATTATAATACCGTGATGGGAACTGTATTATCTGATCTTTGGGTTAGTGGCGTTTATTTATCGGGGGCAAACTATAATACTATTATTGGGGTAACAGTACGAAAATCCTGTGCAAATTCATATTTTGCTTTACGGCTTAAATCAGCTTCTACGCACAATAGAATTATTGGATGCTATTTTGATGCAGTACAAGCTGGATCGGGGATTCTGTTTGATGATGACTGTGATTATAACATCTTTGAGGGAAATGATTATAGTGGATGTATCCCTATTGATTTCGGAACCGCAACCCATAATCAGATTAAAAATAATATATCCAGTGTTTCAACAGATGTGGCATCTGCCGCTACCGTTACCTTGCCCCAAGATGGTGACTATTTCAATATCACAGGAACCACTAACATTACCACCCTTATTGCTTCCTGGGCTTCTCGCATAGTCACATTAAAATTTGCTGGAATTTTAACTTTTACAGATGGAAATAATATAAAAATTGAAGGCGATTTTGTAACTACAGCAGACGATACAATAACTTTGGTATGTGATGGTACAAATTGGCATGAAATGGGCAGAAGCACTAATTAAATGAAAAATATCTATCAATATAGGAAAATGATATGTCATTTAAACCGGATATAGAGGCGATCATTGCTGTAATGGATGCCAAAAGGTATAAGATTTTTACTAATAGCAAAGGCCATGATCTCAATATTGTTGGTATCCGAACCAGCGATATATCTGCCAATGCATTTAATGATTGGATTATAGTATTTTATATCTTTGATGGGATTTGGAATTTCTTTGCCTTCCCTGCCACAACCGATCCAGGAATCTTTTATAGAGAGGACCCGATTAATATTCGAGGTACGGCAGTGATGAAAGAAGGCCAGTATCGCAACGCCTACATGATAGGAAAGCACCGAGGATATAAGGCCTTGCAGCAAAAAGGACCTATCACGGTATATCGAGATTCTAATAGAGACAGCATAATTAATACAAAGGGCATGTTAGAAGAAACAGGAATCAATGCGATTAATATCCACCGGGCGAACGCCTATCGGCCATCTATCTCCGTTGGAAAATGGAGTGCCGGCTGTCAAGTTGTCCAAGATCCGGATCATTTCGCATTTCTTTTGACACTATGTGAACGGGCACGCAAGAAATTCGGGAATAATTTCACTTATACATTGTTAGAGGAAAATGATTTTTCTTTTTAAAAGGAGAAATAATTATGCCATTACCATTAATACCATTAGCCATGAGCCTGGCCCAATATGCCCCCAAGCTGGTCGGCTGGATTATCGGGCATAAGGAGGCCGAGGACACAGCAGAAAAAGTTATTGATATCGCGAAGGTTGTAACCGGGTATCAGGATCCACAGCAAGCAGTCGAAGCTATTAACCAAAGCCCGGAACTACAGTTGAAATTCCAGGAACAGGCCAATGAATTTGCGCTTGGCAAAGAACGCGAATTTACACAGCAAATGGCCATTGTCAATCAAACCATGCAGGCAGAGGGGAAAAGCGAACACTGGCCTCAATGGTTCTGGAGACCATACTGGGGGATTATCTCAGGCACAGCATTTGGCGCTGTATGCGTTTTTGTGTGTATGCTCGCATGGAAGGCAATCGTAGAGAAAGATTCCAATTCTATAGGAATGATCCCTCTCCTGATAGGGGCTTTCACAACCTTATTCGGCATCCCGGGCGCTATATTAGGGATCACTGCGTGGGGCAGGAATAAACTCAAACAGAAGAATGCCCTTCAAAATAATGGCGCTACATTCCCGTTGTAAATCTCTGGTAATACATTACCAAAAAAATAAAATAGCCGCTAAGATTAAAAGCGGCTAACTTATTGATTTTATTGAATAGGCACGACGGGATTTGAACCCGTGACCTCTACCGTGTCAAGGTATGGTTTGGATTTAGAGCCTTATCTGATGTGGATTTAAAGATTGCTATTCTGGTAAATCAAATGATTTACCAGTCATTTCTCTTGTGGTATAAAATTGTCATTGAGAACTTTTCTTTGATCATACTATATGTTGTTATTGCGGAGGCCTCTGCAGCAGTTCCGGAAACAGGAAAAAATTCAATATATGGTATAGTTTTTAAAAGCGCAAAAAAGAGACTATATATTGTAAAAATCGCCACGGAATAAGCCATCAGCTCCACTTGCTGGTTAGAAATTATTTAATCTAATATTACTAAATCACATTTATCTGATATTGAGGAGTCGATAGTAGAAGCATAAGATATAGTGTTTTGTATCGCCTGCTCTATTGCAATTTCATTCCTAAAACACCTTTCAAGATATTCTCCAAAAAGTGAGATATTGGCATTAGCACTAACCGCAAATGCTAAGCCTTCTTGGGGAACAAAAGGTCTGGATATCAACCCCTCATGGTTTTGTGAGTAAATAAAGAAATTACCTTGTTCATCTTTTCCTGCCAAAATTATTGCCAATTTTGGGAAATTGTGAGTAGGAAAATCTAACTCTATCCAATTAAGCAGAGAAATAGTATCGAGGTGATTGAGTTGTTTTATTCGATCGATGTACCAAAATCCCGGTTCAGCTTCTCCTGTCATTCCTGAGTAGATATCGGGTCTAATGTTAAAGATTTTCTTAAAATCGTCATTGACTATATTATTTTTAATCGCTCTTGTATCTGATCCAAAGAACAAGCGGCTGTTGTTATAAACTGTGCAAATAACGATGCTCATATAGATGCCTGTAACTAATAAATATTAATCAGGTTTTCTAACACCGCGATTCAGCGGACACGTTTTTTGTGATCCGCTGAAGGAGGTTGTTCGGCAGATATCTTTATTCTTTTTTAATCCGTTTATTTTGCTGCCGAAACTTTCTTTTCTCTTTTGGTATTTCCAGGACCGGGAGTTTATTAATCACCTCTCTTCGCATGGCCATGTTTGTATGTTGATAAACCCTGGTCGTGATCTTTGTACTGCTATGGCCAAGGATCTCAGAGGTGGATTTCAGGTCCGCACCTTCACCGAGTACCCAGGTAGCGAATGCATGCCTGAAATCATACGGCCTGAGCCTTCTGGTTATTCCCGCCTTTTTTTTTGCTGCGGCAAAGCTCCTCCTTATCGATTTAATCGGTTTCCCGTTGTATCGAATAATATGCACATCCTCCTGGCCATCAGTTTTATACCATGTCTTCAGGTGATCTAAAAAATCACGGTGCACCGGCACGAATCGGAACGGGGTCCCCTTCTTTCTGGCGGACCGGATCAGGATCATTTCTTGATCCCAATCCATATCTGTCCATCTCAGAGTGAACAGTTCTTTTCCCGGACGGAGGCCCGTGTAATAACTGATTATTAATGCCTTAATCAGATGTTCTACGGCGTGTGTGAGGATCCTGGTAATTTCGGCGTGCGTAACGGGCTGGATTATTTCATCGTCCAGGGACGGCTTCTTATAGCCTGCTAAAGGATTTTTTTCTATATAGCGACGATCAGGACCGGCAGCCCAATTGAGGATAGTCTGAATGTCTGTAATTTCCCGGTGAATGGTGCTTTTTTTTCTGCCGGCATCCAGGCGTTTGGCAACATACTGATCCATTCTGTAATGCGTTATTCGTGAGGCATAGAGAGCGCCGAGCTCCGGAAGAATGGTGCTTGATAGTTTATATTGAAGGATTTTTCTGGTGGAATCTTCTATGGTGGCACGGTTCGCTATGAGATAGGCATTGGCCAGGTCCTCGAAGAGAGGAGATTTTTTTGGTTGTGTGCGTTTTTTATACGGCCTCGGCGCAAGCTCATCATTTCTGGCCCTGGCTTTGGTCTCTGCCTCCAGGCCCCGGCCAAAGTATTCCCGCTTATATTTGGCGCCGGCCCTGTATTGAACGATCCACCGGCCGTCTTTCAGTTTATGTACGGACATTTATTCAATTCATTATCCTCAAATGTTTTCTTCGATTTTTTTGTATGCCTTTCAGCATGTCACAATCGCCTATAATCCCAGAATAATATTTATCGTAAAACCGTTCAGGATCTTTTTTTATGACGCTAACCATGCCCTGAGCGAATTTGCTCGCCATTTCAGGATTTTCGATAAGCGAAAATAGCTCCGTCACGGCCTTATTATAATTCTCTGAATGCTCTCCTATGTGGGATACGGAGTTCTTCGATCCTGGGGGGTGATTTTCGCTCCTCAGAGTCATTTCCTTGCATTCCTGACATTGTTTTCTGATATCATCAGAGAAAGGGAGTTTTTGGAAATTATCAGCCCAATCTTTAGGTAGCCGGTTCCGATGAGCCCAAGTATAGATTTGCTCCA